TTATTTAAATAGTATTTTGCTCAAATTTTCAGATGCTTCTTTGTCCATTTCTTCAAGTACATGGGAGTATTTATTCATAGTTATTTTTATATCTGTATGCCCCAATCTTTCTGAAATAGTTTTTATATTAGTTCCAGAAAGCAACATTAAAGTTGCATTTGTATGTCTAAGCTCGTGCAATTTTATGTATCTAAGATTGTTACTCTCTAATAATTTTTTAAAAGGTTTGAAAAATTTTTGTTGTGTCCAAATCTGAAATTTTTTGTTTAAGCATATTAAATCTAATTCGTTTTTTAGTATACCTTGTAATTTTAATTTGTTTTGTCTTAACTTTTCTTCTTTTAATAGTACTATCAACTCCGTTGTTGCTGTTAATCTTCTCTTAGATTTAGCTGTTTTAGGGGATTTAAAAGTTACTTTTCCATCGACATGTACCATTGTTTGCTTTACATTTATGACTCCTTCATTAAGTTGAACATCACACCACCTAAGTGCTACAGCTTCTCCAAAACGTAATCCAAGCGTTAACATTAAATAAATAGGTATAGCTAAATCAGTGTCAAGACATCTTTCTAATAGAAGCTGGGCTTCTTCTTTAGTATAAAAATTAGTTACAGATGTATCTTTTTTACTTGGAGTTATCACAAAGTTAGAAACATCTTCTTGTATTTCTCTAAGTCTATAAGCTTCATGTAATAAAGCAGTTAAAAAACTAATAGAATTTTTTGCAGAATTTAAAGAATATTTTTTATATATCTTATTAACATACGTTTGTAAAAAACTTGGACTAATATCAATTAATTTCATATCTCTAAAAAAAGGTTCAATGTGATTTCTAATTACACTTTTTCTATTTCTCAAAGTGTATGGTGAAAAGTCGTCTTTTTTTTCTTCAAGGTATATATAACATCTTTCTACAAGAGTCACACTATTTGGAGCAACAAATTTATTTTTATTTATAGTAGACTTTATTTCAATTAAATGTTTTTCAGCATCCTTTTTCTTTTCATAGCTTCCATAACTTTTTTGTTTCTTTTTGCCAGTTTCTTCTTCCACATATTCCACATATACATGAAATTTTTCCCCTCTTTTTCTTATAAAAGCTGATTTGATATTCATATATGTACACTCCCTTTATAAGTTTTTATATAAAAGAGCAGTTGAACTGCTCTAATATTTAATGAATGTTAAGGTGATTTTTTAAAGCTTCTTGAAGTATTTGAGAGAAATTAACCTTATGTTTCTCAGCTTCCCTATTAAGCCATTGGGGAATAGTAAGAGTCTTTTTAACAGAGTAATTTTCTATAGCTTTTCTGTGAATTGGCATATATATCTCTACTAAAGTTGGTATTTGATTTTTCTCTAAGTTTAATTTATCTATAGTTGTTGGATTTGGTATTATGTCATTATCTTCTTCCATGCTATACAGATGTAATCCCAAAACTTCTTTTGCCATTTTTAAGGCTTCTTCTGTTGTATCTCCACATGTAAGGCAACCTGGTAAATCAGGAAATTCTACAGAGATACCATCCTCATCATAGCTTAGTATAGCAGGATATACATATATATCTTTTTTCATTTTATCAACTCCTTTAAAATTTCTCTTGAAGAATAAGATTTCATACTCCCTGCTTACAATTATATTATAACACGTATTTATATACGTGTAAATAGAAAAAGTAAATTAAGATACAAATTTAAATGTGAAATTAATAAAAATAATATTATATAATAATATTTTTAATCGACATATAAATTTTTGTGTAAATTTTAAATTACAATATATTATAAAAATAATTATATAAACAAGAAAATACAAAAAATTATAATTAAAAAGACGATTAATAATACACAGTAATGGAAAAAATAACCAAGACTCTACAAAATTCGATTTTTTTGTTACAATTCCCCTTTTTTTATTGCATATATTTAACAAAAGTATTATTATGTAAGTAAGATAATTATCTAAGAAAATTTTGAATAACCTAAAAATATTTTTAGAAATGAAAATTGAAAATACATAGCTATATGATTTTGTTAAAATTTGTTGGGGTTTTCTAACTAAAAATAAGAACGTAGGTTCTTATGATAGGGGGATGGTATATGTGCAATATGTAAAAAATGAAGAAGAAAAACGTTTTGAAGAGATAACAAAGATGTTAGATTATTTAATAGAAGAAAAAGATTTTCAGAGAGAATTGTTACAATATTTAGAGACTTTAGAAAACAAAAAAGAAGAGAATTAATTCTCTTCTTTGCTAATTTTTTTAAAATAAGCATTTTCAATCATTTTTTCAATTGCTATTCTGTCATCTTCTTCAAGCGAATATATTCTTAACATAAGCTTTTTAACATCGTCTCTTGTATCAAATTGTTGAGCTAAATCAAGAAAAGTATCATTATCTTTGTTAAGAAGATTATTTTTTAAATCAGTTTTGCCAAATAGATAATCAATAGAAACATTATAATAGTTTGATATAGCTTCTAACATTTCACTTTTTGGTTCGCGAGTTCCATTTTCATATCTACCAATTGACACTTTTGTTGTTCCTAAGTCTTTAGCGACTTGTTCTTGAGTTAAACCTTTTTCTATTCTTAACATTTTTAATCTTTTATTTAAAACACTCATGTGAATTCCTCCTAAATATATAAATAAACTTTATTGAAAATTATCTATATGGTTACTTGTTAAGTAGATTATAATATGAAGTAACCAAAAAAGATATAAAAGTAACCAAAATTAAACTTTTTTGATAAAAAAGCATTGACAAGTAACCAAAAAGGTAGTACTATATAAATATAGAAAATATCCTATATGGTTATAGAAAGGAGTGACTAATTTGAGTAGAAAGTTAAAAGCTGTAAGAGTGGAAATAGGCTTAACTCAGAAACAATTAGCTGAATTAATAAATATGCCATTGTCAACATATCGAAAAAAAGAACAAGAGCAAACTCAATTTACAATAAAAGAAGCTAGTAAGATAGCATATGTACTAAATAAAAATCCAACCGAGATTTTTTTTAATCAAAAAGTAACCAAAAAGGTTATGAAAGATAAAAATATTTTGAAAAGGAGAGAAATATATGAGTAACTTAATGATATTCGAGAATAAACAAGTAGAAGTATTTGAGTTTAATGGAAAAATATTATTCAATCCATACCATTGTGGAAATTGCTTGGGAATTAGTAATGAAGGAGTTAGAAAAGCAATTACTAGAATGAATGAGAATCAAGTGATTAAGTTAACTAATTCAGTTGTGACAGATAGTCACATCCGAAAACTTAATAATGCTGGAGAAAATTTTCTTACTGAAAGTGGAGTATATAAACTAATATTTAAATCTAAAAAAGAAGAAGCTGAGAAATTTCAAGATTGGGTTACTGATGAAGTTTTACCAAGTATAAGAAAAACTGGTGGTTATATACATACAACAGAAGATATGTCAGATGATGAAATAATGGCAAGAGCATTACAAGTGGCTCAAAAGACAATAGAAAAGAAAAGCAGAGAAATAGAAGAAAAGGATAAGGTAATTCAGCTACAACAACCAAAAGTACTTTTTGCTGATGCAGTAGCATCATCAGATGATTCTATATTAGTTGGAGAACTTGCAAAACTACTTAAGCAAAATGGTATTGATACAGGCGAGAAAAGATTATTCGCATGGCTTAGAGATAATGGCTACTTAATAAAACGTAAAGGTGAGGATTATAATACACCAACCCAAAAGAGTGTTGACTTAAAAATAATGGAAACTAAAAAAAGAGCAATATATAACCCTGACGGAAGTACAAAGATTACTAAAACACCAAAAGTAACAGGCAAAGGTCAAATATACTTTGTCAACAAATTGAAATCAGTAAATCAAATATCAATGTTAAGTTAAATAAAACAAGCACTTTGAAAACTAAATACAGAATATTTTGAAATATATTGTTTTAATTAATTATTAACTAGGAGGTTAAATACATGAAAAATAATACAAGCGATTCAAGAGTAAAATACTTTTGCAAATGTCCATACTGCGGGTTTGATAATGAGGTAGAAGTTAAAAAAGGGTTGAAGCCTAAAATATGTTGCATATGTACAAAAGAAGTTGAGTATGAAAAACTGGAGCAACAAAGTATTCCATCAAATATAGAAATTAAAGGAGTGTGTAATTAAATGAAAATTTCATTTGAAAGTGTAGTGAACAATGTAAATAATGAAACGGAATTAATATTATCAAAAGAAGAGTTGCAAATAGCTAAAAGGATACTTAATACATTGAATGAAAATGAACAAAGTATCCTTTCCTCAAAAGATATTTTAGATTTTTGCAAAGAAGCTCTTAAATATAATTTAGTACCTACATTTGTTTAAAGACACTGAGACCATCACCTTTAGAAAAACTATTATTGACTTCTGAAAGTTTCAAAAAGATTTCATGGTAATGTTTTAAAAGTTCTTCTTCAGAAGAACTTTTAAAATCATATTTTTCCTTAAGAATTTCTAAAGTAAGAGTATGTAATATATCTTTACTGAACTGCATAATATCACCAACTTTCATAAAAAGATATAGGATATATCCTACAAATATAGTATATCAAAGGAGGAAATTAATGGCAATTAATGACAGTATAAACAAAATTTTAAGAGATAGAGATTTAAAAGCATGGAAATTAGCAAAAGAAATAGGCGTAGATTCAGGGAATTTATATGCAATTTTAAGAGGAGAAAATAAAAATCCAACTATAGATACATTAATAAAAATAGCTGACTATTTAGACATTACATTAGATAAACTAGCTGGAAGATAGAAAGGGTGAGATAAAAGTGAGTGTAGCATTACAATTCATAGACACAAAAGACTTAGTACAAGAATTAATGCAAAGAGATGATACAACAGACATCATCAAGATGTTTTTAGATAGAAAAGGAATTAAAAGGATGAATTTAGTTACATTAAAAGAGTTTAAAGAATACTTAAAAGTGTCTGATGTAACTGCAAGAAATATGGTGAAGGAAGCAGAAGCACAAAATCTATATACAGTTTTCAAAATTGCAGGATGCTACAGAATAGATTTAATTTCTTTTGAAGAATATGTAATGAAAAATGCAATGAAAGATAGAGATGTAATGAAAAAGAGAAAGGAGGTGATTTAATTGAATGTAAAGGTACTAATAGCTTATATACAGTTTTGTAAGCAATATAATAAGAAAGCGAGTTTTGAAGGTCTTAAAAAATACAACAAAGGGGTAATTGCATGAGAATAATCTATAAAAACAAAGTCTACAAAGTAGAACAAGATAGAAAGTTATTTAGAATTACATACTATGATGAGCAGAAAAATAACAGGAAGTTTAATAATAATAAGAAAGTAAAAAGAAGTGTTTTAACAAGAGATATAGAGTTAGTTAACTTGTATTTACCAAGTAAATTAAAAATTAAGGGGGATTAATCATGAAAAGTTTAATTATAGTAAGAAATGCAATAGAGCAACAACTAAATAGAGCTAATTTAGAAATAAATAAAAACGAGCAACTTTATACAAAACTTAGAAAAAAAGAAGAAAGAGATATATTAGAAGACATTGCATTGAGTAATGCTTTAAGAGAAAAAAGCGTAAACGAAAGATTAAAAATATTTGCTGAGTCATTACTAGAAATTATAGATACACAAATTGAAATAAAAGAATATGAAGAAAGTGAGGATTACAAGATATTTCAATTAATTTTAGAAGAACTTGAAAGAGATATACCTATAGATGTGCAGATATAAGAAAAGAGCCATTGCGACTGGCTCTAATCAAAAATATATCAAAAATTTAATTAGCTATATTATAGCATAAACGGAGGGAAATTATGAGTACTTTATATGAATTAACTACAGATTTATTAGAAATAGAAGAAGGTTTAACAGAAATAACAGGAAATGAAGCTGAAAAACTAGAGGAAATAAAAGAAATAATAAAACAAGAGATACAAAATAAAAACACTAGAATAGTGTCAGTAATAATAAATATCGATAGTGATATAAACTCTATAGATTCAGAGATTAAAAGATTACAAGAGTTAAAGAGGGTCAAAAAGAATACTATTGATAGATTAAAAAGCAATATAAAAGACTGTATGGAATTACTTGGGACTAAAAAAGTAGAAACAATTTTAGGAAACATAAGTATAAGAAAGTCAGCAGGTAGCTTAGTCATAGAAGATGAGGAAAAGATACCTGCTATATATAAAACAGTAGAGCAAGTTGTAAAAGTAGATAAGAATACCATTAAAGACTTTATTAAAAAAGGTCATGAGGTCGAAGGTTGCAGGATTGAATATGGAACTACACTAACAATTCCAAAAGCTAAAAAAGAGTAGGTGAGGACCATGGAAACTAATAATGTTTATATAAAACTTGTAAATATACAGAGTACTTTAAAAGCTCCTAAAAGTCAATTTAATAGCTTTGGTAAATACAACTATAGGAGTTGTGAGGATATACTAGAAGGTTTAAAACCTATTCTAAAGGAAGAAAAAGCATTAGTTATATTGGATGATAATATTGTTCAGATAGGAAATAGATTTTATGTAGAAGCTACAGCAACTTTAATAGATGCAGAAACAGGAGAGAAAGTATCTACAAAGGCATTAGCTAGAGAAGATGAAACTAAAAAAGGTATGGATTTAGCACAAGTAACTGGAAGTGTATCAAGTTATGCAAGAAAGTACGCTTTAAATGGATTATTTTGTATTGATGATACAAAAGATAGTGATGCAACAAATAAACATGGAAATGAGCAGAAAAAAAAAGAAGTTAATGAGAGCGAATTAAATATACTATATTCGCTAGGAGAATCTATAGAAAAAGATAAAAATAGAGTTGATAGTGAAGTATATAAGAAGTTTGGAAAGTTAGCAGTAGATTTGACTAAGCAGGAGTATGAGAAAGTTTTAAATGGATATAAGAGCATTTTAGAGAAGCAAAAACAAGAGTAGGTGATAGTATTGGGGATTATAAGAGTAAGCAAAGACAAAGATAATCCATATGTAGTTTTAAATAAAACTTGTTTGGAAGATGTAAAATTAAGCTGGCAAGCAAAAGGCTTACATTCATATCTGATTAGTAAGCCCGACCACTGGAAAATCTATGTTAATGATTTATATAAAAGAAGTAAAAATGGGAGGGATGCTACAGCAAATATTTTAAGGGAGCTCATAGAAAATGGATATATAACAAGAACACCTTGTCGAGATTCTAATACTAATAAGATGCTTGGAGGATATGATTATCAAGTATATGAGATACCACTTGAAAATCCTCAGAAGCTAAAATCCCGAAAAACTGATTTCCCGGAAACCGGATTTCCCGGAAACCGGGTTTCTCGGAAACCGGAAAACACGGAAGTAGTAAGTAATGACTTTAAAGTAAATAATGATATTACTACTATTGTTATTAATGAACAACCTCAACAAGATAAAACCACCTATATAAAAAAATACTTTGAAAAATATATAGGTGTGATTACTCCTAATAACTTTATAGAGTTAATGAGTTACTTAGATGATGGAATGGAAGCTGATGTAATAATAAGAGCTATTGATGAAGCTGTAGGCAGTGGAGTTAAGAATTATAAGTATGTAAAAACAATCTTAAATAATTGGATAGAAGCAGGTGTAAAAACTAATTTAGAACTTACAGAGTATCAAAATGAGTTTGAGAGGAAGAAAAAGAATAAACAGGAGAAGAAGCAGTCTAATCATAAAAATGTGAATACTCCTAATGTGAGTAAAAATAAGTTTCATAACTTCAATGAAACCTTTACTCAATATTCACCTGACGAACTAGATGACATAATTAAGAAAAGTCAAAAGGTTAAATTTAAATAAAATTATACTTCTAGGAAGTAAATATCAATATATTACTTCCTAGAAAGGGGAGGTATAAAATGGCGAGAATATATGCACAAAGAAGTGGTTCTTTAAACGAACAAGATAGATTGGAATTATTAAGATTACTTGGGAAAGCTGGATATACAGTAAAGATTGCTAGAGAGAAGCAAAATAGCAAGACAACTTATACTTACTTTGTTGAGTATACAGAAGAGCAGGAAGAAAAATAGAAGGGGGGCTAGTTAAATGAATACAATAACTTTAGTTGGAAGATTAGTTGCAGATGCAGAATTGAAGTACCTTCCAAATTCGGGTACTCCAAAAATAACCTTTTCAATGGCAGTAGATAGAAGGTTTAAAGATAAAAATGGAAATAAAATAACTGATTTTATTCAATGTGAGCAATTAGGAAAACATGTAGAGAATTTAGTGCAATATCTTGTTAAAGGTAAGCCTATATATGCTGTTGGAGAGTTAAATATATATAATTACAAAGATGAAAATGGTTGCTGGAAATCTATTACTAAGGTTAATGTAAATGCTTTAGAACTACTTTCTAGTAAAAATGATAATAATGCTAAACAAGAATATGTACCACCAGGATTAGACCCACAAGGTTTTCAAGCAATAGATGATGACGATATACCTTTTTAATTAAGTTAAGTAGTCTAGGGAGTAATTATACAATATTACTTCCTAGAAGTTAAAAAACATTGGAGGTAAATAATATGAATGAATTAGTAAAAATAACGGATAAAGAAATAGCAAAATGTATAAAGTTACAAAAAGGATTTGCAAAGAAAAAAGATTACCCTCATTTTGCGCCAAAGGATGGGATTTGCTGTAGATGTGGAAGAAATATTTATCAAAACTATGAGATAAGGTTTTTTAAAGAAGCTAGAATCTCAAAAGGATATGCTAATATAGCTGGTAAAGAACTTATAACTGGATGCCCACATTGCAGTAGAACTTTCTGTGATTAAAAATACAAAAATTATTAGGGAGTTAATATAACTATTAACTTCCTAGAAGTTAAAAAATATTGGAGGTCTAAGAGTGAAATATGAGTGTGAGAAAGTGTTCTTAGAATGCGATAAGGGAAGTTTTGAGATAAATGATACAAGAGCTGAAGAAGTAACATTCGAGGGTACAGAAATAGACAATCCATTTAAACGAGTAAAATATGAAGGTAAAGCTACTTTTGAAATAGTATCTGGATGGGAGTATCTACAAAGAGAAATGTTGTGGTTTAAGATATTGCATTTATCAGCAGTTGTAGCAAAAATAATGCAATATAAAATGTTAGGTATTTCAAAATGAGGAGAGCTGAAATGTTGGGAAAGACAGGAAAAAATAATATTAGTGTTTGTTATCAATGTAGAAATGAAGATATAAGCGAAGATGCTAGATATTGTAAGATTTGTGGAATAGGGTTAAGAGTTATGGAATTAGTGAGTGTTTTTAACTTTGAAACAGAAGAAAAAGAATTTTCATTTTTAACAGGCAAAGAATGTCTTATAGATTTTGGAGATTTAAGAGAAGGCAATATGTGTAAATTATTCTTTGAAAATTCAGAATTAAGAATTATTGGAGTAGAAAATATTTATCAAGATGAAAGAGGTATATTTATTGAAGCTGGTGAGTGTAGCTATGAAATAATATTTAAAGATTTGGAGTGGTAGAATATGGCTAAAATTTGGGTAGATGCAGGAACATTTTTAGAAAAAACTATTGATATAGAAGATATGTTTGAGCTTAATTTAAGAAAAGTAAGAAAAGCAAATGAAAATAAGAAAATAAAGCTGAAACTTAATGAATCGAAATTCAAGAAAATAAGAAAAAAATCAACTAATGATACAAAAGGCAAATCTATAAAAGTTTTTAATATTGAAACTGGAGAAGTTAGAATATTTAAAAGTGCAAAGGCTGCAAGTAAATACTTAAAGATTAGTGCAGATTATGCTAGTTGTTTAGCTAGAGAAAATAGAGTAACTAGAGAAGGTTGGAAGGCGGAATATATTCAAGAGGTGTCAGATGGTATTAGCAAATGTGGAACAAGTAATTAAGTTAGCTGAAAAGATATTAAATAAGAAAAAGTGTTCTGTTAATAAAGCTATTGATATAGCTATAAAAATATTGAGTAGATATGAGTATGAGGGGATGTTGAGAAATGAAAGTACAAATGCAGTTAACTAAAGACAAGGAGTTTTTCAAAGTTTATGTAAATTCAGAAGAAGAAGAGCTGGAGAGATTGTTTTTTGAATTTGTATCACAAATGTTAGCTTATAAAAGAAAAAATAAGAAGGTTCAAGGAGATATTGAGAAATGAAATTAAAAGATATTATAAAACTTGGAGAAAAGTATTGTTATTGCCCTAACTGTGGTAATGACAAGGTAGGAAACAATGAAGGTAAATTAATAGTTGAAGAACACACATATTATAGAGAATGTTCATGTGGGTTTAATATACTGATTGATGATAGGAAGGATGAAATCTAATGAACATGTTAGCTAGTGTGATATTAGTAATAGGAAGTTTTATAGCTGGTAGAGTTTATGAGTATAGATTGAATCTAAAAGAGTGTGAAAATTGCGACAATATGGGAGGGTTTAAGAATGAGTAAAGTTATACAATGTGACTTTTGCAAGAGCATATTTGAAGAAAATAATTTAGAATGTATTGAGCTATATAAAAAGAATGTTGAAAATGAAATGATTAACATAGATAAGCATATGTGTCCAGATTGTTATGAAAAATTCGTTGGAGAGAAAGTAGAAAAGAAAATAACTAACTTTGAAAAAATAACTAGAGATAAAGAAAGTTTAAAGGATTTCTTGTTTGAATGTGATGCAGAGTGTAGTTGTTGCATTTATGCAAATAAAGATGATTGTTATCCAACTAGTTGTGTTACAGGATGCGAAAAGTGGCTTGACATGGAGGTAGAGCTATAAAAATTTGAAGTGATGAAATAAGCAAAGAAATAGAAAGATTAAAAGAATTTTTATATACAGAAAATATCTAATTAAAACAGTTTACAGGAGGAATAGATTATGGAATATAAAGAATATGAAGATTTAAAAAATAGAGTAGAAAGTTATGAGGATTTACAAGGTAGTGCAGAGTTTGCAGGGAGAGTTATAGAAAATCTTGAGGATGTAGATTGTCCTATAAGAATAGGATTTAAGTTTCCTAACAAAGAGGATTATCAAAAGATAGACCTTGATATAGCTGCTAAAGATTCAAATTCAACTTTTATAAGAACAGAGTTAGCAAAAGCATTTAAAGAGATTTTATCTAAATATGAAATGGATATGGAAAATATGTAATTAAAACAGTTTAGAGAGTTGCAAAATATCTTTTGGTATAAATTATTGTTGAAGTGTTTTGTGACTCTCAAAAATGAAAATAAGGAGGCGTTGTATTGCTTACATTTTTAGATTTATTCGCAGGGATAGGTGGCTTTAGGCTAGGGATGGAAAAAGCAGGACATAAATGTTTGGGACATTGCGAATATGATAAATTCGCAAATTTAAGTTATAATGCCATGCACAAACCGAAGGAGGATGAATGGTTTGAAAGAGATATTAGAGAAATTAGAACAGAAAATATCCCAAGAGCAGATGTCTGGTGTTTTGGATTCCCATGTCAAGACATTTCTGTTGCAGGGAAACAATTTGGATTCAGAGGAGAACGTTCAAGTTTATTTTTTACAGTTACAAAACTTATTAGAGAACTCAAAGAAGAAGATAGACCCAAGTATTTACTTATTGAAAACGTTAAAAATCTACTTAGTGTTAATGGAGGATTTGATTTCCTCAAAGTTCTCGTTGAACTGGATGAAATCGGCTATGATGCAGAGTGGCAAGTTCTTAATTCTAAAAACTTCGGAGTACCCCAAAATAGAGAACGAATATTCATTGTTGGACATTTTAGAGGACGAAGTACACGAAAAGTATTTCCTATCGAAAGAAAAAGTGGAAAAAATCTTGAGCAACTAAATAATCCAACTCATAGTACAAATAGAATTTATGATGCAGTTGGAATTGCTAGATGTATTAGAAGTCAGGCAGGAGGTGGAGGTGCTAAAACAGGTCTATACTTTATAGACTTAAATAAAAACTCTAAAGTAACAATAAATGCTAGATGCCTTAAAGCAAAATATAATGCAGGTGTGACAAATAGAAATTGTGATAATAGTGGAGTTTTAGTTAATGCAGTTTTAACGCCCGATAGGGTAAATAAAAGACAAAATGGTCGTAGAATTAAAGAAAGCGGAGAACTAATGTTCACATTGACAGCTCAAGATAAACATGGAATTTTGAAAAATGGAGATATAAGAAGGTTAACACCAAAGGAATGCTTTAGGTTGCAAGGATTTCCGGATAAATATTACGAAAGAGCAGCAAGTGTATGCTCAGATAGTCAACTGTACAAGCAAGCAGGAAATGCTGTTACTGCAAATGTTGTATATGAAATAGCAAAAAGAATGGGCTAAAAGTTGCAAAATGTCTTTTAGTATGAATATTTTTGAAGTGTTTTGTAACTCTCAAATGAAAATAAGGGGTGAATAAATGTCAAAGTATATACTCAGATGGCAAATGGGATTGTTGTTAGAAAATAGAAGAATACATTACACATATGGTAGTAAAGAAATGTTAAAACAAAAAGCAGAATTATTAGCTAAAGATGACAAGATATTATTTATAACAATAGATAAAGTTGAAGAAGTTATAAAAGATACTAGAAGTCAAAAAATGGCTGAATATTATTGTGATGGAGGAATTGAAATATGATAATACACAAATTTATAATACATGTTTTAGATAAGAATAGCGATACACCAATACTAAATGATTTTGAGGGTAGGGTTAGTCAAGATATTGAAGCTTTCTTTCAAAAGAAAATAAGCAAAGTATCAAGAGATAATGACATCAGAACAGCAGTATTTAATGACTATAGTAACAATCTAATTAAGAAGTGTTGTGAACAAATTATTTATGATGAAAGTTCATTTTTAAATAACTCTAAAGAGATTGCAGCTTATTTATTTGATGTTATGAAATTGAATGCTATATTAGAATCTTGCGACTTAGCAATTTGCTTATACTCTCAAAAAGATGAAAAGAAAGTTGCTATATTAAAGCTTGATTACAATAATTCGTATACTCATTCTATTAGCTTTGAAGATGATAAATTTAATATACAAATGTCTAAGAATGAAATTAATATACAAGAGACTAAGACGGTTAAAATTGCTGCTTTGGTTGGATTGAGTGGAATGAATGACGAATATCATCTAAAAGTATTGGATAAGGATGCAGAGAAGGAAGAAGCTAATTCTAAGTTTGTTACAGAGTTTCTAAATGCTACTAGAGTGAAAGATGATAAGTATAGGACTAAAAAGTTTAAAGATACAGTTGAAAATTGGATAACTAATGTTCTTGGAAATGATATAAAACAAGCTGAGGACATAAGAAGTATATTAAATTATACTTTGAAAGAAAAGCATGAAATTGATATAAAAGATTTTGTTGATAAATCAATTAAAGATGATGAGTTAAAAAATAGTTTTAAAGAACATATGGAAGAAAAGGGTCTTGATGAAAGTTTTAGCATAGATAAAAAATGGGTTGAAAAAAAGCTTAAAAAGAGAAATATAAAAACTGACAATGGTTTTGAAATAAAAGGTAACTTAACTGATTTTGAGGACCCAATGAAATATACAGTAAGACAAAATCAAAATGGGTCTATAGATATAATTATTAAGAATGTTAATTTCTATAATGAAAAATAAGGGGGCTACAATGGAAAATAAAGATAATTTTGTATTAAATAAGCTTGGACCAGCAAGTAAAGTAATGAAAAAAGTTGAAATAGATGAAAAAGAAATTAAGAGTTATCTAAAAGAACTAAAAGAATGTGAAGAAGTAAAAGTTTTTATTATTAGAAAAGATGGAATTGAAATTCCAATAGTTTTCAAAGATGGAAATATGAACGAATGGTTAAGAAAAGAAATTGAGATAAGTTTTGATAGATTTAAGGATGAAATTGCTCAAGTTAAAAAAGCATTGATTAAAGTTACAGGAGAGAATTAAGAAGTTAGAAGGTGCTCATATGACTAATAAAGAAATGTGCAAGTCAAATAATCTTGATGAAAGAGAAGTATATAAAAGTTTTGGAAAAGAGATTTGTGGCAGTTGTAAAAGTAATAAAGGAGATTGTGAAAGTAAAAATTGTAGTGAAGCATGTAAAAATTGGCTAGAGAAGGTGTGTAAATCTTGACTGAACTAGGAGAGCTTATTAGAGAAATAAGGGAAGAAGAAGGCGAATACATATCTGATATGGCTAAAAGATTAAATATTAGTTGTGAGGATATATATGCAATTAACAGAGGTAAAAGAGAATTAAATAAAAATGAAATTAACAATGTTGTAAAAAAATATGAGCTAGAGGGAGAACATCTATATTTGCTTAAAAATATTACACATAAAGATAAGTTATTTGATATAGCATGCAATGAATGCGGAAGTAAAAATGTAGCTATAGGAATGTTTGATGTAGCAAATGACATCATAGAATTTAGATGCAGAAACTGCAATATGATAGATGTAGTAAGTGTAGATTTCTATTGAGAAGATTTAAATAATTTAAATAGTCAAAGTGAAGTTTATAAATGAAACTAGAATGTTATAGACTTACTTTGGCTTATAAAAGGAGTGCGTTAAATGGCTAATATATATTGTGAAAATTATAATTGTAAAAACTACTTTGAAGATATGTGTATGCTTGAAAGAATTGAAATTAATAACCTGAAAGTGTGTGAAAGTTACATTGAAGGTAAAAATGAGCTATATAAATTAGAAAACGGATATACTATACATCCTAAAGATTTGAAAATGGTGAAAAGTAAAGATTATTCTGTTGAAGTTACTCATATTCCAACTGGTATTACAGTAAAATGCCGTTCTACAAATAGTATTTTAAAAAATAAAAATAAGTGTTTGGAAGTTCTAGAAGAAGAATTAATAAAAAACTCTCACTTAGAGCTAGAAGATTTACGCTAAATAGGAAGTGATTTTATGAAACGAAGAAGATGCAGTTGGTGTGGCAAGTTATTTTATTTTAAGGAAAAATCTAAGGAGATTTATTGTTGTAAGGAATGTAGAAAGAAGGCTAAGAAGGTGAAAAAATGAAAGTTTTTCTTGTAATAGATGGGGAACCAGTTGGCAAAGAAAGACCTAGATTTAATTTGGCTACTAAAAGGACCTATACACCTAATAAGACTAGAGATTATGAGGGACTAATAAGATGGTTATATCAATCTAAAGTTAAGTATTATTTTACAGGTTATATAAAAATGACTTTAAGATGTTATTATTCTATAGCTAAAAGTAACAGTAAAAAGGTTAAAGAGCAGAAAAGAAATAATGTGTTAAGACCTAGTAAGAAACCCGATATTGACAATGTGGTAAAGATTATAGCTGATTCACTCAATGAGATAGCTTATAAGGATGATACACAGATTGTTGAGGTTGTAGCTAGTAAATATTATAGTGATAATCCCAGGGTTGAGGTTATATTAGAAGATGTTATTTAAGGAGGACTATAAATATGAATGAGATTATGACAAATGAAAATTTAAGAGTTGTAGCAGATGATTTAGTTACAGTTTATGAAACTGATACAGGAGAGAAAATAGTTTTTGCAAGAGAACTACATAATAACTTAGAAGTTAAGAGACAGTTTATAGACTGGATTGAAGATAGAATTAAACAATATGGATTTAAGGAAAATGAGGATTATTCGGTTTTTCACAAAAATATGAAAAACTCAACTGGTGGGAGACCTTCAAAAGAATATGTATTGAAGCTTGATGTAGCAAAAGAACTTGCTATGGTACAAAACAATAATAAAGGGAGAGAAATAAGAAGATATTTTATAAGATTAGAAAAGTTGCTCAATAGAACCTTATCAAATTCACAGCTTAGTCAAATTAATACTATTGTGAATGAATCATTACTTAAGATGGAAGTTAAACATAATATCCAAATAGAGCAACTTAAAAAAGAGTGTTCAGAATATTATAGACCAACCTCTAAAACTAAATATGATATATCTTCTTATATAAAAGAAAGACTAGGTATATCAAAAGTTAATGAAGAATTTGAATTAGTTAAGAAAAGAACTCTATTGGTATTAGGTGCTGATAAATGGGAGGATATACCAAAAGATGTATTACTTAATTCATTAAACTTAATAGATGAATCAATAAGAATTATAAAATCTGAAAGAAAGACAAGTCAGATTAGTTTCTTTGAAAAAGATAATTTCTGTTAATAAAAAGAAAAAAGGAGTGCTTTCACACTCCACTTGTCAAAAATATAAAACTTTTATATACAAATATTATTATAACATAAAAACATAAAAAATTGATGGGAGTGTGGAAGTATGAATAAAAAGACACTATTTCAAGAGGTTGAAGGTAGATTATATAACTATAAAAAATTAGAAAGTCAAATAAGAATAAAAGATATATATATTAAAAAATTAGAAAGTGAGTTTTGCGCATGTAAGGCTCAAAGTTATGAAGAAAAAACAGGACCTACTTATAATATAAGTTCAAGTGTTGAAAATGAAGTTATTAAAAGAGAAGAAGATTTAAATAGATTAAAAGAAGATAAGAAAACATTACAGATTGAAAAGGAAACTATAGAATGTGCATTAACAAGTCTAAATAGCTTTGAAACAGAGTTCTTCAATGAAATGTATATGAACAATGAGAAAATCAACATGGATTATATGTCTAATGCTATGCACATAGATAGAAGTCATTGCTTCAGAATAAGAAAAAGAATAGTTTGTAAAATCATGGATATGTTATATCCCAAAATAAAGGAGTTTGAATTGCCTATTTTTTCATGGAAAGCTTAAAAATGAGACTATTTTGAGACTTTTTGGAGACTATCGTGAGACTTTTTATTGCCAATTATGTGAGATAATAATATCGTGGAAATAAAGATTTCCCTCTCAAAACTAAATAATTGCTAGGTTAGTTTAAAGGGCTAATCTAGCAATATGAACAGACTAGGCAGGGCGTGAGGACGCTGTTAGTTCAATTCTAACTATGTTCAAAACCTATTAATACACTATATGTAGTAGTTGAATTAAGATTAAAATCTCATACAATTTTGTATCTTAATTCAGAAGTCTAAAAAAAACGGGTGGGGCTTGCTAACCTCACTCACCATGCAGGTGCAGGTGCTTAATCTAAGTTCGATTCTTAGAACTTGCGACATAATCCCTACTAAAAAGACTAAGCTTACCCAAACTTAGTCTTTTATTTTTTTACAGGAGTATTATAATATGAATGATTTAAGAGGAAAGATAATAAAAGAATTAGATGAATTTAATAACAAAATAGTAAAAATTAAAGGTTTTTATGAGAAAAGAGAGAATTATATCTTTATGTTTGCATAAATAGGTAATTTTGTTATAATATACTAAGAACGAATGTTCTTATAAGTTGGAGGATGTTATGGATAAAGATATAATAAAAAAAGTAAAGTTTTCTGAGATAGATATTAATGACGAATTTTTTAAAAGTTTAATATCAGATTATATTAATTTTGAAAAATGGTTTTTAAAAAAATATAATGAAGAGGCATATATCCTTAAAACAAATAGAGGTTTGCAAGGATTTTTATACTTAAAAGATGAGTATGATGAAGACTATTCAATTAGCCCCAACTTTGATAAAAAAAGAAGACTTAAGATAGGTACTTTCAAGATTAATTCTCATGGGACTGTATTAGGACAACGATTTATTTCAATTATCTTAAGAAAAATGGTTGAAGAAGATTTTAAAGAAGCCTATGTAACTTTATTTGAAAAGCAAGATGGATTAATAAAACTTTTTGAGAGATTTGGTTTTTCATATTGGGGTAAAAAAGATAATGGTGAATTGGTTTATGTGCGTGATGATGCAGATAAATATGATATATATGAAAATTTCCCTAGAATTAAAACCACAAATGTTAGAAGTTATTTATTAGGTATTTATCCAAAATATCATACAGAATTATTTCCAGACTCAAGACTTTGCACTGAAAAAAATCATATTATAAAAGATGTATCATTTACAAATACAGTTGAAAAAGTATATTTGTGTAATATGAGTGGAATAATGAATTTAAAAAGAAATGATTTATTACTAATATATAGAACTAAAGAAGGCGAAAAACAAGGGAAATTTAGTTCTGTGGCAACTTCCATTTGTACTGTAGTTGAAACTAAACATATAAGTTCTTTTTCTAATTATGAAGATTTTATGAATTATTGTGGAAAAGGTTCGATTTTTTCTCAAGATGATTTAAAATACTTTTGGAGCAAGAGAAAGTATCCTTATTTAATAAAAATGATATATAATTTACCTTTGAACAAAAGAATAATAAGAAAAAATTTAATTGAAAAAATTGGATTAAGAGAAAAAGAGTACTGGGGATTTTTTGAGATTAAACAAGAACAATTAAGAAAAATATTAGAGATGGGTGAAGTAAATGAAAGTTTTATTATCGATTAAACCTGAATTTGTATATGAAATTATTAATGGAACAAAAAAATATGAATATAGAAAAAGTATATTTAAAAGAGAGGGTATTTCGTCAATTGTTGTTTATGCAACTAAACCTTATGGCAAAATAGTAGGAGAATTTGAGATTGATAACATTATCCAAGACAAACCTTCCAATATATGGAAACAAACTAAAGAATTTTCAGGTATAACAAAAAAGTTTTTTAATGAATATTTTAATGGAAAAGATACTGGATTTGCAATTAAAATTAAAGATTTTATCAAATATGAAGTTCCACTAGAGTTAAATGACTTTGATAAGAATATAAAAGTTGCACCACAATCATTTTGTTATTTAGGAGAAGATTAATATGAAATATATATTCTTAGCTGGGGTTCATGCTGTTGGTAAAACAACACTTACAAAAGAGCTTGAGAAAAAAATAGATATTGTATCTTATTCTATTAGTGATTTGATTAGAAAGTCTGGTAATAATATTCCTAAGAATGAGAAAAAAACCAAAGATATATCCAATAATCAAGTTTTATGGATAAAAGAACTACAAAATTTAAATGTTGAAAATTCAACATTAATCTTAGATGGACACTTCACCTTATTAAATGAAAATGAGGAAGTTTTTCCAATTGATTTTAATGTATTTGAGAAAACTAATATGGATAAAATTATATTAATAAAGCAAAATCCTAAAGAAATAAAGAGAAGATTGTTAAATAGAGATGGAAATGAATATTCTTTAGATAAAATTGAGTTTCATCAAAGTAAAGAAGAGGAATTTGCTAAAAAATATGCAAAAACTAAACAGATACCAATTTATATTTATGACTCAAATTCTGATTTAGAGTCTTTGGTTATTTTTATTGATAGTTAAATTGAGAGGTGACTTTATATGGTACATGAGTTAAAGATTGACCATGAATTTTTTATTCCTATATTAGAGAATATTAAAACATTTGAGATAAGAAAAAATGATAGAAACTATAAAAAGGGAGATATTATCATACTTAAGGAGTTAAATGAAGATAAAGCTTCTTTTACAGGTAGATATATAAAAGCAAAGATTACTTATATATCAGACTATCAACAAAAAGATAATTATGTTGTATTTAGTTTCGAAAAAGAGCTTTAATTCAAGACCAATCAATAATAATTTACAAATGTGTACTCTAGCAAGAGTTCTTTTTTTAGTGAAAATTTTATTATTTTGTAGTTGTCGAATGGTTTTTGAAGGATATTGACCTTTGAAGTTGAATTTTATACTTTGGAGGGGATAACATAATGAAAAATTTCATAAAAGAAGTGAAACTTTTTATATTAAGTAACAAGATTCTTACACTAGCCTTTTGTATAGCAACAATAATATTTGTATCATATGAAGTTACTAAGGATTTGCCTGAAATAATTCCTTATGGAGAATTTATATTTAATTTGTTTAGTCAACTAAGTTTGGCTTTTATGGGATGTTTTGTTTTCTATATAATGCAGGTTTATATACCAGAAAGAAAGAGAAAAAAAGTAACCAATAATATTTTAGCAAATAAAATTGAATACATATTAATAAGAATGATAGAACCTGCACAATGCATAACTAATTCTATTTTAAAAAAGAATCTTGATATAAATAATATGGATAAAACTAAATTTGCATCTTTGTACAAAAAAGATTATTTAGATAAAGGTACTAAAACGATATTTAGAGGTGGAAAAGAATATACACATAAAGATTATATAAAAGAAAATATATGCGAAATAAATAATTGTATTTTTGAGATATATATGACTATTGGTTATAATTTGGATATAGATATACTTGATATATTAAGTAAAATAAGAGACTCAAAATATAATAAAATCTTTATAAGAGAATCTGTGTTAGAACCTGGTGTATATGATTTTAAAAAGATAAATGAAACTCCAGTAACAGTAACTATGAAAGAAGAAAGCTTCGATAAAGAAAAAAACAGAAATGAAATAATAAAGGAATACTATGAATTATATTTAAGTCTAAGAAAGTATAAAAGAACTTTATAATAGAGTTCTTTTTTTATTCCCAAAACGACAAACAAACGAGGTGGTGATGTGCAAGATGTCAAAGAAAAGGTAAAACAAGATTACATAAAAGGTATGAAACAAAAGGAAATATCAGCAAAGTATGACATTAGTTTAAACACTTTAAAGTCATGGATAAAAAGATACAATTGGGCTAGTGAGAAAAAGAAGGGTGCACCTAAAAATAAAAGAGGTGCACCCATAGGTAATAAAAATGCCACTGGTCCTCCTGGAAATAAAAATGCTGAAAAGTTTGGTTTCTTCTCAAAATATCTACCTGAAGAAACTAGGGAATTAATACAAGAAATATCTATAAAAGATAAATTTGATATTCTTTGGGAACAGATAACAATTCAATATGCAGCAATAATAAGAGCACAAAAGATAATGTATGTTAAAGACAAGGAAGAAATGATTAAGGAGTTAAAGAAACATGAAAGCACAGAAAATGGTGAGAAGATAGAGTATGAATTTCAATTTGCATGGGATAGGCAAGCATCTTTTCTTAATGCACAGAGTAGGGCTATGAGTGAGTTAAGGAGTTTAATTAAACAGTATGATGAAATGATTCATAAGGATTGGAATTTGGCTACAGAGGAGCAGAAAACAAGAGTTGAGAAGTTGAAATGTGAAGTTGATAACCTAAGTAAAGATGATATTGGAGATGATGAGTTGAAAATAAGTGTAGATTATGGTGATAGAAATGATAGTTAGAATAGATTTTAATCCAGATTTCAAGGAAGCCAATTTTACTAAAAAAAGATACAGAGCAATGAAAGGTTCAGCAGGGAGTGGAAAATCTGTTAATGTAGCACAAGACTATATACTAAAGTTAGGAGATAAGAAGTATCAAGGAGCTAATCTATTAGTAGTTAGAAAGTCAGAAGCTACACATAAGTATTCAACGTATGCAGAGCTTACAGGAGCTATAAATCGTATTTATGGTAAACAAGCTGATAAGTATTGGAAAACTACTTTAAATCCTTTAGAAATTAAGAGTAAAGTTACTGGTAACTCTATAATTTTCAGAGGAGTTAATGATGCAAAACAAAGAGAAAAATTAAAATCAATTAACTTCTCGAAAGGAAAATTAACATGGGTTTGGTGTGAAGAAGCTACAGAACTTATGGAAAGTGACATAGACATACTAGATGACCGTTTAAGAGGTATTTTAACTAATCCTAACTTATACTATCAAATGACATTTACATTTAACCCAGTATCAGCTACTCATTGGATAAAAAGAAAGTATTTTGACTATAAAAATGATGATATATTTACTCATCATAGTACTTATCTACAAAATAGATTTATTGATGAAGCGTATTATAGAAGAATGAAAATGAGAGAGGAACAAGACCCAGAAGGGTATAAAGTCTATGGACTTGGAGAATGGGGAGAAACTGGTGGAGCAATACTTAAAAACTATGTTATACATGAATTTCCTACAGAATTTGAATACTTTGATAATATGAGGTTATCACAAGACTTTGGTTTTAATCATGCAAATGCAATACTTAGAATTGGCTTTAAGGATGGAGAGTTATATATATGTAATGAAATATATGTACATGAAATGGATACCTCAGAAATAATAACGATTGCAAATAGTAAAGGTTTAGAAAAGAGTCTATTTATGTACTGTGATAGCGCTGAACCCGATAGAATTAAGATGTGGAAAAGTGCAGGATATAAAGCTAAAGGAGTTAAAAAAGGACCAGGAAGTATTAAAGCTCAAATAGATTATTTAAAACAGTTAAGAATACATGTACATCCTAGTTGTATAAATACAATAAAAGAAATACAACAATGGAAATGGAAACAAGACGAAAGAACTGGATTATATCTTGATGAACCAGTTGAGTTTATGGATGATGCAATGGCTGCTCTTAGATATTCTATAGATAATAAACTTAAAAATAATGGGGTTAGAATACTTACTCCAAATGGAAGAAGGTGAGAAATTGGAACTAGATGTAATAAAAAAGTTAATTGAACAAACTAATAGTAAACATAATAACTTTGTTAAAAAGGCTGATGAAGCTGAAAAATACTATAAAAATCAAAATGACATTATAAGAGATAGAAGCCCTAATAATGTTGGCAAAGTAAATACAGCCAATAATCCACTAAGAAATGCAGACAATAGAATACCATTTAATTGGTTTGGTTTTTTAGTTAACCAAAAAGTATCATATCTGTTTACTTATCCGCCTACTTTTGATGTTGGAGATGATGGTATAAATTCAAAGATAACTGATATTTTAGGTGATAGATACCCAAAAGAAGCCAAAACACTTGGGAAAAATGCTAGTATATGCTCTAAAGCATGGTTACATGTTTGGGAGGATGATAACAATGACTTCCAATATGCTAATATAGACCCTCGCCAAATAAGAGCAGTATATTCATCAGATTTAAACAGAAAGCTTCTTGCAGTACTTAGAGAATATAAAAAGACTGATGATGAAGGAAAAGAATATGTAATCTATGAGTATTGGACAGATGAATGTTGTTATACTTATCAAAATAAAGATGGAAATAGTAATATCAATGGATTGGAGATACTTAATAAATTTATAGAGAAAAATTTAGATAATAAACTTGAAACTCAAACTAATGTATATAAACACAATTTTGGAGAAGTTCCATTTATCGAATTTCTAAACAATGATTTAGAGGTAAGAGATTTAGATAATGTTAAACACCTCATTGATGTATACGACAAGGTTTATAGCGGTTTTGTGAATGATATTGAAGATATACAAGAAGTTATTTTCGTTCTTACGAACTATGGAGGTGCAGACTTAACAGAGTTTTTAAAAGGACTTAAAGAATATAAAACTATTGATTTACAAAGTAGTGGTGCAGATGATAAGAGTGGGCTTAGTACAATTACAATAAATATTCCAATAGAAGCTCGAGATTCGCTTCTTAAAACAACAGAAAAGCAAATATATGTCCAAGGACAAGGTGTTGACCCTAAACCAGAGAATTTCGCTAATACAAGTGGTGTAGCACTCAAATTTTTATACACTTTATTAGAATTAAAAGCAGGTTTGATGGAAACAGAGTTTAGACTAGGATTTGCTAAACTAGTAAGAATAATATGTAAGCATATAGGATATTCGCCTAAAAGAGTTTTACAAACTTGGACTAGGAATATGATTCAAAATGATTTAGAACTGGCTGATATATGCTCTAAGAGTGTAGGGATAGTATCAGAAAAGACTAATTTAAAAAATCATCCTCTTGTAGATAATGCAGAAGAAGAAGAAAAACAAATTAAAAAAGAAAAGGAATACAATCAACAAGAATACAATAGTATCATTCCTAATAATAGTGGTGTTATAAATGAAACATAAAGACTATTGGAGGAAAAGATTTGAACAATTAGAAGAAGCTCAAAATAACAAAAGTATAAAATGCTATCTTGAATTAGAAAAGCAATATAAATTAGCTATGACTAGTATAGAAAAAGATATATTAGCATGGTACAACAGATTTGCTGAAAGTGAAGGAATATCTTTATTAGAAGCTAAGAAACTACTAAATACAAGAGAACTAGAAGAGTTTAAGTGGAATGTAGAAGAATATATTAAATATGGTAAAGAAAATGCTATAAATCAAAAGTGGATAAAAGAATTAGAAAATGCTAGTGCTAGAGTTCATATTACAAGGCTTGAAGCTTTAAAGTTACAAATACAGCAACAAGTAGAAGTTTTATATGGAAATGAAATTGATGGTATTGATAAACTAATGAGAGATATTTATACAAGCGAGTACTATCATACAGCTTTTAATGTTCAACAAGGAGTAAACGTTGGTTGGAGTTTAATGAGTCTTGATACTAATAGAATAAATAAAATTATTTCTAAGCCATGGACTAGTGATGGATTAAATTTTAGTGAAAGGATTTGGAGCAAACATAGACCTGCTTTAATTAATGAGTTACACACTAAATTGACGCAATCAATTATTAGAGGTGAGAATCCAAAAAATCTAGTCAATGACTTTGCTAAGAAGTTTAATGTATCTAAATCACAAGCTAAGAATTTAATAATGACTGAATCAGCTTTCTTTGCATCAGCAAGTAGAAAAGATTGTTTTAATGATTTAGATGTAGAGAAATATGAGATTATTGCTACATTAGATTTAAGAACTTCAAATATATGCAGAGAATTAGATGGTAAAGTATTTGATATGAAAGATTATCAAGTTGGAATAACAGCTCCACCATTTCATTGTCGTTGTAGGACAACGACAGCTCCTTTTTTTAGTGATGAAGAAGGCTATAGAGTAGCAAGAGATGAAAATGGGAAAACATATTATGTACCATCTAATATGAAATATAAAGAGTGGCATAAGAAGTATGTTAAAAACACTTACTAAGTTAGTAGGTGTCTTTATTATGTAAAAAAATTATTGAGAGGGTGATTTGAAATGCTTAAATTATATATTTTATCAATAATTGTGTTTTGTACAGGGCTTTATTTATTCAACATGAAGGTTTATAGTAATGAGGAATTAATTGAATTACTTAAAAGTGTGAATATCAGAAAAAGAAAAAAATATAATTTTATTTTTCTAGCTTTATTTCCACTACTTAATTTTATTCTTGGTGTGATACTCATACTATATTCTTTGCTAGTTAGCAATGAAGATATTATTAAATATTTAAGGAGGAATAAATAAGATGGCTAAGTTTAAAAAGAAAGCAGTTGAAGTAGAAGCTTTTAAACTAGGTTATGATGTAGAACCAAAATGGTTTATTGAGAATGATAGAGTTTGTAATTTTATGCAAGAAAAATGTATTAATGGTCATATAAGTTGTGATTTAAAGACACTAGAAGGTACTATGAGAGCTAATAAAGGGGATTACATTATACAAGGTGTAAAAGGAGAAATATATCCATGTAAAGCAGATATATTTGAAATGACTTATGAGAAAGTTGAATATAGAGAAAAAAATAAATTATCAACAGAGATGACTTTAGATTCAACAAACTTTCAAGAAAATATTAAAAAAGCTAGAAAAGAATTAGATTTATTTATACAAACTTTAGAAAAAGCAGATGATAAAATTAATAAACTAGCAGAAAAAATGAATAAATGTGATTGTAAAGTTGATATAGATAAGATTGTAAAACAGTTAGTGGAACACCTAAGAGAAGGTATTGAATAAGTTTTGGGGGATGGAAATATGTTTAAAAAGAAATATATTAAAAAGCCAAGCAAAATAAGTGTTAGAAATATTATAGCATTTATTATTACAGTTATTGGTATAGCTTTAGGTGTTTTTATAGGTATCAACATAATTATGGCTCATGTTTTAGGTATAGCTAACATGGTAGATAATAATACTTTCACATGTGTTAGATTAGTTTATAACTTAGTAGGGGTTATAAGTGGGTATTTGATAGGAAAAGCAATATACCTTATAGCTTCACTAATAAGCTATATTATTTATGAATAATTTGTTTAAAGGTTTTTTATTAGGTAAAAAACAAAAGGAGGGTTGTATTATTGAAAGAGTATGTAATTTGGTTTAAGAGTGGAAATTGTGTATCTGGAATAACAGACGAATATGTTGCTGATAAGCTAATGAAAGATTTTATTGAAGCTGACTCAGATTGTAGGAACTTGAAAGGATATTTAGATGAAGATGGAACAACAATAATAGATTTATCACAAATAGAAGCTATATCAATAAATAATTGTAGTGAGAATAATAATATTGGTTTTAGTAAGTCCTAGATAGGGCTTTTTTATTATGTAAAAAATGAAAGGAGAATTAAATAAAATGAAAAAAGGTGAATTAATTGCATTAGGGCTTAGTGAAGAAGATGCAAAAAAAGTAGAAGCTGAATCATTAAAAGAATTAGAAAATTATATTAATAAAATTGAGTATGAAAAGGTAAAAGAAGAATTAAAAGCATCAAAAGAAGCAATTGAAGGTTTTAAGGATGGAATGACAAAAGAGCAGATTGAAGAGCTTAAAAAAGGCTATGAGACTAAATTAACTGCAAAAGATGAAGAATATCAAAAGAAATTAAAGGAAAAAGAACAAAAAGAGTTTGATATGGCATTAGAAAATGAACTTATTAAACTTAATGTTCATAGCACTAAAGCAGCAAAAGCAGAACTTGATTTAGAAAAAATAAAATATGAGAATGGTGCTTTTACAGGACTAAAGGAACAGACTGATACTTGGTCAACTCAAAAATCTTTTTTAATAAAAACAGGAGAAACTAAGATAAATTACAACCCTGATAATGGCAAAAAAAATACATTAAGTAGAGCTGAAAATATTGCTAAAGAAAAGAATGAGGAAGGTTCTAAAAATCCATATGCTGACGCATGGAGTATAAAATAAAAAGGAGGATAAAGTATGTATTTTAAAGAGGTAAATTTTGATAACACACCCGAGTTTTTAGCTTCTCAACACTATATTAACTTTTCAAAAACAGCATTAGATACAGATGTAGTGGCTGATGAAAATGGAAAGAAATATGTGTTAGCAGGTAGTTTATTAGGTGAGAGTGGCAAAGTAGTAAAGATAACTAGAGGAGGTTCTTCGGGTAGTTATACATACACATTATCAGAAGACCCTGTAGGAATAGTTTTTTCAACTGTAGATGTTACTTATGGACCACAACCAGTTGCATCAATGGTGGAAGGGTATGTAATAACTGAAAGATTGCAAGGTGAGTATGTAAAAGAAGCTATAGACACTATAAAGACGAAATTACCAAATATTAAATTTATGTAGGAGGATGAAATATGGCAAGAGTAGAAGAATTATTGTCAGTTCAAGAGCTGATAAACTATACAAAGACTAGAAAATTAAAAGAAACAATGGGAGATTTATTATTTCCAACTCAAAAGATAGAAGGACTTGAAATAAAGATGATAAAAGGTGCATCTAATCTTCCAGTATCAGCAAGTGTTCATGCTTTTGATACAGAAGCAGAAATTGCATCAAGAGAAGGTGCTAATTTAAGTATTGCTGAACTTGCACTTGTGAAAAGAAAAATAAAACTAGATGAAAAAGATATAATTGTACTTGAAGAGCCAAGAAACTCACAAGAAGAAACTCAAATGATAAATCAAATATTTAATGATGTTGATAATCTTGTATCAAGTGTAAATACTAGAATAGAAGCAATGAGAATGGAAGTTCTAACAACAGGAGAACTTAATATAAATGAAAATGGAGTTAAAGCTTCTTTAAAATATGGAACTCCAACAAATCATAAAGAAACAAAAACTTGGTCTAGTGGAACACCAGATATATTAGGAGATATTTATAATATGACTGATAAAATAGTTGTTGATACTGGATTTACTCCAACAAGGTCATTAACCTCTAAAACTATTTTAAACACGATATTAAGAGATGAAAAACTAAGAAAAGCTATATTTGGTGTAAATAGTGATAAATTGCTTACTTTAAAAGAATTAAATGTATTTTTAGCTTCTCAATCTCTTCCTCCTATTTTTACTTATGATGAAAGATATAGAGTTCAAGGTAAGGATGGTAAATACACAACAAAGAGATTTTTAGATGAAAATAAGTTTATTCTTATGCCTGACGGCAAGATGGGAGATACTTTCTTTGGATTAACAGCAGAGGAATTAGAACTTAGAAAAAATCCATCAATAGACATTAGTTCAGTTGGAAATATAATTGTAGAGCAGTATTCTACTGCTGACCCAGTTGCTAAGTGGATAAAAGCAGTTGCAACAGTCTTACCTAGTTTTCCTTATGCTGACCAAGTGTTTATGGGTACAATAAATTAGAGGTGTTAATATGGAAGTTGAAAGACTAAAAAAGCTTTTAGGATTTAGTAGAGAAGATGATTCAAAAGATACAATACTAGAGTTTATACTAGAAGATGTAGAAGAAATGGTCAAAAACTATTGTAATGTACCTACTATACCAGAACAATTAAATAGTACTATTTTAAGAATGGCTATAGATATGTATAAAAATGAGAGTCTAGGAAGCGAAGATATTGCACTAGGCTCTATTTCTTCTATATCAGAAGGTGATACATCAGTTTCCTACAGAAGTTCAGCTAGTGAATTTAAGGAATCTTTACTTAAAGATTACAAGTCACAATTAAATAGATACAGAAAACTTAGGTGGAAATAATGATGGATAAGACTAGAAAAGCAATAGAAATGCTGTATAGAGATAAATGCACTATAGTAGAGTATCAGCCAATTAAAGACCCTGTAACAAAACGAGCTAACAATAAAGAAGTAGTCGTATTAGAAAATCAACCTTGTAAGTTATCATATAAAAATATTACATCAGCTACAGATGGAAAAGTAGCTAAACTTGTACAGACTATTAAACTCTTTATATCTCCAAACATAAACATTAAAGCAGGTTCAAAACTTATTATAACTACTCAAAATAATATTACAAAAGAATATATAAGAAGTGGAGAATCAGCTATATATCCAAATCATCAAGAAATAATACTTGAGTTATTTAAGGATAAAGCATAATGGCTAGATGGGGCAGTGTTGATTTTAGAGAGTTTAAAAGAGTTTGTAAAAAGATGGAGAAGCTTACAAAGATTGATTTAGATAAGTTTTGCAAAGATGCAGCAAGAGAATTAGCAGCAAGACTCTTAGGAAAAGTAATTAGAAGGACACCAGTTGATACAGGATTCTTAAGACAAGGATGGAATGGAGTGGCTTATGCTAGGTCGCTTCCTGTGTATAAACAAGGAAATAATTATATTATAGAGGTTGTTAATCCGACTGAATATGCAAGTTATGTAAATTTCGGGCATAGAACTAAAGATGGAAAAGGTTGGGTTAAAGGACAACATTTCTTAACAATTTCAGAGATGGAACTACAAAGCCAAGTTGATAAGATTATAGAGAAAAAGTTATTAATATTACTTAAAGGAGTATTTGATGCTTAATAATATTATAGATGGAATATCTATTAAATTAGATAAAACATTTGGAGAGAGTTATACAATTTATAGTGAAGATGTGGAGCAAGGGATTAATGAACCTTGTTTTTTTATTGTTCCTTTAAATCCAAGCAAAGTATCATATCCAAGTGGCAGGACATTAAAAAAGAACTCTTTTGATGTACATTATTTTCCCAAAAGTAATGATAAATCATTTGAAATAAATGAGGTAGCTGAGATGTTACTGGAGGAATTAGAGTATATAGAAATTGATGGAGATTTAGTCAGAGGTACAAATATGAACTTTGAAATTGTAGATAATGTTCTTCATTTCTTCGTTGATTATAACTACTTCACTATAAAAAGTAATGATACAGAAAAAATGAATGATGTTGAATTATTTGGTGGTTTGAAGAGAGGTGATAATTTTGAGTAAAACATTAAGTAAAGAAGATGACTACAAGTTTACTAAGGAGCAAATAGTTAATTCTAAGAAGTATGTAAATAGAAAAGACTTATTAAATGCAATTTTAAAAGAAAATGAGTTATATTCCTTCTCAGAGGTAGAGGATAGAATAAATAAATTTATGAAAGGAGTGAGTTAGATGGCGTTAGGTGGAGGAACATTTGTAACACAGAATAAAATATTACCAGGTAGCTATATAAATTTTATCTCAGCTAAGAGGGCAACCAGTTCATTATCGGATAGAGGTATTGTTGCAATGCCTTTAGAGTTAGATTGGGGCATAGATGAAGACGTATTTCAAGTAACCAGTGATGATTTTGAGAAGTATTCAGTGAAGTATTTTGGATATGATTATACTCATGAGAAGCTGAAAGGCTTGAGAGATTTATTCAAAAATATAAGGTTGGGATATTTTTATAAATTAAATAAAGGCGTTAAAGCCAGTTGTACTATAGCCACAGCAAAATATAGTGGTATCAGAGGAAATGACTTAAAAGTAACAGTTACAACAAATATAGATGATAACACTAAATTTGATGTTGTAACACTTTTAGATAATAAGAAGGTAGATACTCAAATAGCAAAAGTTATTACAGATTTAGAAGATAATGACTATATCACTTGGAGGAAGGATGCAACACTAGAAGCAAGCGCAGGACTTGTATTTACTGGTGGAACTAATGGCGAAGCTGTGACAGGAGCAGAGTACCAAGCTTTCTTGGATAAAATAGAAAGTTACTCATTTAATGCACTAGGGTGTTTGGCTACAACAACAGAGATTAAAAGTTTGTTTGTAGAATTTACAAAGAGAATGAGAGATAAGGTAGGAGCAAAGTTTCAAACTGTTTTATATAAAAAAAGTGATGCAGACTATGAAGGTGTAGTGTCTGTAGAAAATAAGATTAAAGATAAAGATTTAGTTGAATCTAGCTTGATTTATTGGGCTACTGGAGCTATAGCAGGATGCGATATAAATAAATCTAATACTAACAAGCGATATGATGGTGAATTTGATGTTGATGTTAATTATACACAAATACAACTTGAAGAAGCTTTAAAAACTGGTAAATTTATATTTCATAAAGTTGGTGATGAAGTTCATGTGTTAGAGGACATAAATACTTTTGTATCATTTACAGATGAGAAGAATGACGATTTTTCAAGCAATCAATCTATTAGAGTATTAGACCAAATTGCTAATGATATAGCAACTTTATTTAATACAAAGTACTTGGGTGAAGTACCAAATGATAAATCTGGTCGTATCTCGTTTTGGAATGATGTAGTTAAGCATCATGAACAACTGCAAAATATGAGAGCAATAGAAGATTTCAAAGCTGATGATGTTTCTGTAGAACCTGGAAGCGACAAGAAGACTGTTGTAGTAAGTGATGCTGTAAAAGTTATTAGTGCTATGAGTAAGCTTTATATGACTGTTTCAGTTAGTTAACAATAAGAAAGGAGAATAATTATAATGGCACAACAAATAAAAGCAAGAGATACAATAAGTGCATCTAAGGCAGAGTGTTTTGTAACTATAAAAGGTAAAAGATATAATTTTATGCAAGCTATTAACTTAGAAGCTAAAATGGAAAAGAATAAGAGTGAGATACCTATATTAGGTAGTACTACAAAAGGAAATAAATCAACAGGAAGTAAATATTCAGGAAATGCAACATTTTATTATAATACTTCTATATTTAGAGAATTGTTGTATGAGTATAAAGAAACTGGTGAAGATATTTACTTCGATATACAAATCACTAACGAAGACCCAACAAGTTCAGTAGGTCGTCAAACTATAATACTGGAAGATTGCAATATGGACTCAGGTATAATTGCTAAATTTGATGCTGATGGTGAGTATTTAGATGAAGATATGGACTTTACTTTTGAGAATTGGAAATTAGTAGAAAAGTTCGATATAGCAAATGGTATGGAATAAGACACACATTTATAAATTATAGATGTGTGTTTTTTATTTATACAAATAAGGAGATGGTTAAAATTAAAGATAAATATGAAATAAAAGATTCAATTTATTTTGATTATAGTAAGAAAAGACCTATAGAAGAATGTGTAGGGGAAATGTATAGAAAAGTAGGGTTATTTTTAGTAGATATTGCTGATAAACTGGCTCTTGATACAATTGAAGGTTCGTCATTAAAACCAATTACAATAAAAATTCAAATAGATGAAGATGGTATTGCAACAATAGAAAAAGAAACAAAATATTTGGTGATGGAGGTAGAATAAGAATATGGGAGATTTAAACGCTTTTTTAAGTCAAAATGCAATAAAAGTAGAGAATAGAAAGTATGTGGCAAGTGAAAGATTTATAGGTGAAGATGGGAAACCAATAGAATGGGAACTTAAAGCAATAGATTCAGATAGAGATAGACAATTAAGAAAAGATTCAGCTATAAGAGTACCTGTTCTAAATAAAAAAGGAAAATCAACAGGGCAATACACTAGTGAAACAGATTTTAATACCTATACTTTGAAACTGTGTGTAGAAACTATAGTATTTCCAGATTTGCATGATGCAGAACTTCAAAATAGTTATGGTGTAATGGGGGCAGAGGAGCTATTAACAACAATGTTAACTCCTGGTGAATATACAGACCTTTCAAGTGAAGTAGGAGAGGTAAATGGCTTTGATAGGACTTTTGAGGATAAAGTAGAAGAAGCAAAAAACTAATTGAAGGAGGCGATTATGAGGCTAGTGTAGCTCATTATTGCCTTCATAAATTCAAATGGAAACCACATGAATATACAGATTTACCAGACTTCGAGAGGGCATTTGTTGCTGCTTCTATAGATATTAAAGTAGAAGAAGAAATAAAAGAAGAAAAAAAGACTGCTAAAGAAGCTAGAAGAAGTAGAAGAAGATAAAATATAGGTAAAATATGTAAGAATTATATGTTATAATAATTGTAGCAAGAAGATGTAATCTACAATTTATAGAGTGGAGTTCATACTGGGATAAAACCTACTTCCTAATGAAAGGAGGTGGGAAGTATGGACAATTTTTTACTTAGTATATTAGCTAGCTTGATAGCTAGTTTAATTGGATATATCGTTTGTAGATGTATCAAAAACGTAAAAAGCCACTCTACTCGTGGCAAGAGTAAAAGTGGCTGGGAACTTGGTTTTAAAATAAAGTTCCGCAAATTTAAATAATTTATATTTTTTAAAATTATGAACTTCACTCTACCGCTAAATAGATTGTAGTTCTTCTTGTTTTTATTATACCACAAATTAGAAAAAATATTGCCTATAATATTTTTTATAGTCAATAAAAAGATGAAATTTTTTATACAAAATAATGATGAATCTAACTAGATGAATAAATTTAATTGTAAATAAGAAAGCACTTACAAACATGTAGGTGCTTTTGTTTTGCTCAAATTGGTCGGTTGAGTGAAATAATTAGAAAAAATTAGTAAAAACTCTTGAAAAGTGTCGCGATACAATGTATAATTATATTATCGCGATACAGAAAAGAGGTGAAAGATATTACTGATAGCAGTAGAGCAGATTACTTCAAGCAGAGACGACAGAATAAAAAAACTTTTAGTGTTCTATTAGATAGAGAGAAAGTAGAAAAAATTGAAGAACATTTAAAAAAGCAGAACAAGACTAAAACTATTTGGCTTGAAGAAAAGATTAATGAAGAGTTAGAAAAAGAGGAATAAAAATAAGGGACGTTCTCCCCGACCAAAGATTGAACATCCCTTATTGACATATATTATATACACTAACTATAGTATACGTCATTCCTTAAAAAATTTCAATTAAGGAGTGTAATAGTTATGGAAAATTTAATAGTAAAAGAGTTTAATGGAAGTCAAATTTATACTTTTATGTGGAATGACAAACCATGCTGGATAGCAAAACAAATAGTAGAATTGTTTGGATATGCAGATGCTACTGTAACAATAAATCAATGTGTTGAAGCAGAAGCTTTTGAGAATGGTTTAGAATTTGAAGTTTTAATTAAGGAAGATTTAAAGAGATTTAAGAATATAGTTAATGAAGTGACTAAGAATACTTTAGTCAGTTCAAATATAATAAATAAACATGCTCCAAACTTAACAATTTTTTATGAAGATGGATTGTATGGATTTTTACAATACACAGACAAACCTATTGGTGTTCAATTTAGGAAATGGCTTAGACGAGAAGTTTTACCAAGCATAAGACAAACAGGTGCATACATAACTAACAATGCTAATCCCGAAAAACTAAGAGAAAAAGCAAGTGAGATTGAAAAGTTACAACTGGCTTATAATAGTACATTTATGTTAAAAGAGTTATTGGATGATGCAGGCTTTGACAATAAATCTAAGTTATTAACAGCTAAAACATTATATAAAAAGGCAGGTATTGATTTACCAATCGAGATAGACGAAGAAGAACATTATTTTGACACAAAACAAATAGCATCTAAACTGAAAATATATTCTAAAAGTAATAAACCAGCTCAGATGGCTGTTTGTGAGATTATTAAAAAGATAAAGATAGAAGATAGTGAAGTCAAAGGGGTTTGGGAGACTAATGGAAGTTGGACTGGTACTGTAAATAAATATACAGAGAGTGTAATAGATAAGATTAGCAAATGGATAGAGGAAAATAATAGACCTACAAAGATACAAGGTGAAAAGAAGAATTATCATGTTGTATATAAGCAGGCAATGTAATGTAAAATAACTTATTAAATGATGTATGTAGTGAGGAAAAAGAACGTTTTATTTCTCGCCTAAAAAATATACAAGAAGATAAAGAGAACTTTTATGTTTTCAAACAAATAGTAGATATATATTGTAAACAATCAAAGTATAAATAAGAAATTAATTATATAAATGAAAAACACTTACTTAAAAAGTAGGTGTTTTTTTATTGAAAGGATGTGATTATAATGTAAAAATTTTACTTATATAGTATAATAATCTTATAAAATTGCGTAGGGGGTAATATTATGGGATTGTTTGGAAGTAAAGATAATTGTTGTATTTGTGGAGAAAAAGGAAAACAAAAAATAGCTGATGGATGGTTGTGTAAAGAGTGTTTTAAGAAATATGCAGTTGCCACCTTTACTCCAGGAAATACTTTATATCGTGGGTTACCAACTAAATTAGAGGTCGAGAAGGCTATTGAATCAAAAGATGATAAAGAAAAAGAGCTTAAAAATTTTAATCCTACAAAAAAAATATTAAAATTTATGGAATTTGATGATAATAATAAGAAATTTATTGTTTTAAATGGGTTTAATAGAGAAAAAGTGAATTTAAATGTTTATAATTACAGTGATGTTATAGAATATGAACTTCTAGAAAATGGCGAAACTGTGACTAAAGGAGGGATAGGAAGAGCTTTAGCAGGGGGAGCTTTATTTGGAGGAGTAGGTGCTGTTGTTGGAGGAGTAACAGCTAAAAGAACAACAAAAGCTTTCATAGATAGTCTTAAGATAAAAATAACATTAAATAATTTAAGTAATCCTAATGTTTATGTAAATCTGATACAATTAAGAACTAAAAGTAATTCTTCAATTTACAAAATGGCATATTCTTCTGCACAAGAAATATTATCTGTTTTAGCAATAATTGTAAAGGATAATGAAGCTGTTAATATACAAAATAATTCTAATGATGCAATACAACAAGTAAAGGGATTAAAAGAATTGTTAGACTTAGGAGCAATAACAGATGAAGAATTTAATACTAAGAAGAAAGAATTACTAAATTTATAATACAGAAAGCACTTACTAAAAATTAGTGAGTGCTTTTATTGTATTAAAATAAGGAAGGAGAGTGAAAAAATGGCAACGATACAGACATCTATCCGAATTTTCGACGGAATGACACCTGCATTTCGGCATATGACTAATGCTATGAATATAGTACTGAGTTCATTCGAGCAATTACAAAGAACATCTAGTAATGCTATAGATGCTAATAGTATTAGAACAGCTAGAGAAGAACTAGCAAGAGCAGAAGCTGGATTTGATAGATTAGAACGACAAATAAGAGAATCAGATAATCAACAACGAAGACTTAATGAAGATATAAATAAAGGGGCAAGTTCTACAGATAGATTATTAGGAAGTGCTAAAAAACTTGTTGGAGTGTACATGAGCTTAAGGACTTTGGGGAATGTTGTTAATTTATCTGACCAAATGACTAGTACGAATGCTAGATTGAACATGATAAATGATGGACAACAATCAGATAATGGACTTAATAAAATGATATTCCAATCAGCTGAAAGGTCAAGAGCATCTTACTTAGATACTGCACAAATAGTGAGTCGTATAGGCATGAACGCAGGAAAGGCGTTTAGCAGTACAAAAGAAATTGTAGGTTTTGCAGAGCAATTAAACAAAAAATTTGTAATAGCAGGCGCAAGTACTGAGGAAATGAACTCGGCATTGTTACAGCTAACCCAAGGGTTGAGTTCTGGCGTATTAAGAGGTGAGGAGCTGAATGCCGTGTTTGAATCAGCACCTAACATCATCAAAAGTATTGCAGATTATCTCGATGTTGACATAGGAAAGATTCGAGGTATGGCGAGTGAAGGAATGTTAACAGCAGATATTGTAAAAAATTCTCTGCTTGCAGCATCAGCAGAAACAAATGCTCAATTTGAAAAAATGCCACTTACAATAGGTCAAATCTTTACATCAATTAAAAATAATGCAATCATGATATTTGGTGTTATACAGAAAAAAATTGAACAGTCTATGTCTAGTAAGGGATTTCGAACCTTTATAGATAATTTTATAAACTCTTTGTATGTACTTGGAAATGTTGCTTATAACATTTTTAATGGAATTATAAGTATATTAGGGAGCCCAGCTTTTCAAAGTTTTTCAAACACAATGATTGTTGGGATAAGTTTAATTTCACAAGCACTAGGCTGGATAATAACACAAGCATTAAACCTTGCTAATATATTTGCACAAAATTGGAGTATAATATCTCCTGTAATTTTGGGGATTGTAGGAGCATTAACATTATACAAAACAGCAGTACTAGGACTAGCAATTGCAAATTCCATTGCATTATTATCTCAAAAATGGTTTGATTTTCAACTAGCTCAAACAGCCATTATGCATGACCTAGCCACAGGAGCAACATGGAGACAAATTATAGCACAATATGGTTTAAATGCGGCATTATATGCATGTCCACTAACGTGGGTAGTTTTAGGTATAATTGCAGTAATATCTGCTGTATTTATATTGGTAGCTGTGTATAATCATTTTGCAGGAACAAGCATAAGTGTAATAAGTCTTGCAGTTGGAGCTTGGTATTGGTTATGTGCAGTCGTTTATAACGTAATTTCAGGGATAGTAAATGCGATAAATATTTGTGTAGTTGGAATAGCAAATGCTTTTAGAACTGGTTTATATGCAGTACAATGTTTTTTTATTGATATGGCTAACGCAGGACTCAAGGCAGGTGTTAATTTAGACAAAGCTTTTGATAAATTTGCTACCAATCTAGCAAATGGTATTATAAAAGCTGTTAATATAGCTGTAAAAGGATTGAATTGGTTAGTACAACAGATTAATAAAATTCCAGGAATTGATTTACCACAAATGAAAGAATTTCAAAAAGTAAATACTGTAATTGGTACAAAAACAACATTTAAACCCATTCAAAAACCGCCTGAGCCTAAAGCATGGAAACCAGAATTAGTAGAGTACAAAAATTTAAAGTCAGAATTTATAAAAGGATATGACGTAGGACATCAATTACAAAACAAATTGAAAGATACTTTTGATATCAGTAAAATAGCAGAAGATGCAAAGAAAAAATTAGGATTAGATGACCTTTGGGATAAAAAATACGGACTTGGTGAAGGAATAGGCTCAGCAGGATTAAATTCTCCTCTCAATGATGCAGCCAAAGGAGCAAAAGACACCGCAGGAAATACTGCAAAAATGGCTAAAACAATGGATAAAAGTCAAGAAGATTTAAAATATCTTAGAGATATTGCAGAGCAGGAGGTAATAAATCGATTTACAGGAGTCAACATTAAAATTGATATGAACAATACAAACAACATAAGTAAAGATACTGACTTAGATGGAATAGTTAATGTATTAACTGAAAAATTAAACGACGCCATGGTTGTATCAGCAGAAGGCGTAGTTTAGAAAGGAGGTGTAATCGTGGCTTATGATTTTTATTTAGATGGAGTACAATTACCAATTACACCTGGCAAATTAGAAATAAAAACAACAAATAAAAATAAAACTGTAGACCTTATAAATGATGGAGAAGTAAACATATTAAAGACTCCTGGTCTATCTGAAATAAGTTTTGAAGCAGAGTTTACACACAATAAATTACCGTTTTACAAAGGTGCTTTTAAAGATGTTCAATTCTTTTTGAGTAAATTAGAACTATTAAAAACTGATTGTAAGCCATTTCAATTTATTGTATCGAGGGAATTAGGTAATAAAGTACTATTTAACACTAATATAAAAGTATCTCTTGAAGAGTATGCTATTTCAGAAGATGCAGAAAATGGCTCAGATACAAAAGTTGCAATAAAGTTAAAGCAATATAGAGATTACTCAACTAAAAAGTTAGTTCTTGCCCCTCCTAAAAATGAGACTGGTAGACCTAATGTAAAGATAGAGCCAAAACGAGTTGATTCAGTCAATGCCACAAACACTAAAACATATACAGTAAAA